CTTCTCGATCTGTTGGAAGATCTTTTGTGGAGAGATGTTGTTTCTAAAGTCGTAGTCAAACGTCTTTAAGAAATAGTGGAGGGTGGAAGAGTCACGTTGTTTCTTGCAACGACCAAGCAGGACTGGTAGTTCTACTTTGGGTTTTCTCATTTTGAAGTCGAGGTATACACAATGCGCATATGCCTGAATCTCATCGAACTCGGATAGGTATCTTCTCTCTGCGTCTTTACGAGAATGTCCTACTCTTTTGTATGGGACGATATAATGACTACACTCATCGTAACGACGATCGTACTGCATGAAGTGAATCATTTCGTGCATCAGAGTCTGGATGACACGATATTTAAATCTGTCCCATGCTATGTCGGTGAATTCGTGTTTATCGAAGTTTAATGTATAGACTTGGATAGTACATTGGCGTTCATCTGGAGCATATTCTCCACCGACAGCTACATACTTGAGCCACACTTTAGTCTTCTTAGGTGGGTCTCTGAATTCTACCCTAGTTCGCCACTTCTTAAAATAGTTTGAGAGACCGACTGAATCATTTCTGTACTCGTCTAGGTCTCTCCATACTTTTGACGGAATGAGTTTAGCTCTAAATGGACGCTCATAAAAGTTGAGCATTTCCATCCAGTCGAAGTCGGCTTTCTCTAGGAAATTCATGGCTCCCTAGAAAGTCCCGACCTTAACCTAGATGCTTATCCAAGAAGGCGAGGACTTTCGTTTGCTCCTCTAAGTTAGTATTGCTAAACTCAGTAATATAGGGCATTAACTCAAAATTCGATAGTAGATTACTATATTTAGTCTCCCTGCCTTTTAGGAATTGCTCGGACTGGTCTGAGCCACGTTCCTTATAACGCTGTTCTAAGAGATCCTTCGGAGCCTTCAAATAGACCACCTGCAGTTCGGTGTTTGGGAGACCCATACAGAACTCCAAGAAAGATTGATTGAAGACTCGATCTCCCTCGAAAAGGATGTTGCAATTGTTGGAGGCGATCCATTCCTGTAGGTTCGGTTGGACTGCCATCGATAGACGATCTGTTCCTGCGAAGGTTTCACCTTCCTCATACTTACCCAAGATGTAGAGATCTCGATCGACATTGTACTGAGCAGAAACTAACTTCGCTGGCTCGCCCACGATCCATTGTTTGTTTTCCATATACTTACGGAATAGTGTGGTCTTACCAGTTCCAGGTTGACCACCAACTGCGATGATCTTTCTGGTCTTGACAGTGTTCTTAATCAGCTGAACACTAATCTCGTCAACCACTCCGAATTTATCGAACATTTTTAACTTCCTTTATAAAATCAATCAACTCTTCTTTGTTGAATACCCAAACCCTTGCACGGAAAGATGTTTCGTCGTGATCGAGATCTTTCTTTTTAGTGAACCTTGCCTTTTCAACTACACGTTCGGATAACATCTTTGCTAGATTATGCTTGATGATCTCATTGTAGTCAACAGTTTCTTTCAGTTTCATCAACTCATGTTCAGTAACCCTGTGTTCAACCACAACTTCATTCAGTTCAAATTCATCTAGTATATCTTCTGGGTTTTTAAATACATTAGGGTTAGTAATAGTATTAGAAACAGTCCAATTCCCAGCAATAGCACCTTGACCTACAGCACCAGTAGATACAAGAAGTTTTCCAGAATCACCACTACCAATAGGAATCAGTCCTTTGGCAGTCACTACACTCATATCATCATCCATTAGAAATTCTCCAATCCAATTAAAACAGGTTCTTCATCATCAAACATCCATTCAAGATTCTCTAACTGTCCAGTTCGAATAAAGTTAGGGAATCTTTCCTTATCAATACCATATTTGTCATCTAATCTAAAGTCAATGGTTTCATTTCTAGCATCCCATAATACCTGCCACTCAATACCGTACCATCCATCCTTCTCAGCCTGCATAATTTCTTCTGCTTGTCGATCAAGATAGTAACCAAGATATCTACCATGGTGTTCTCTAAAGATCTTCTTAAAAGAACAGAGGCAGGTTTCCATTGTAAAGAAGTCTACTTGTCCAGCCACTTCTGGAAATCTATGTCGTACTTCTTCGAGAATGTCTCGGCTGTGCGCCTCAAGTCGAGAATACTCCAATGCAGTGAGTTTTCTATCCATATCGTGCTCTTGTGCAAGGGCATAAAGAAGTCCATTACGATGAGAGCGAGAGCCATCAAAATCGTCCAGCATAAGACTAGTGGGCTCAACAATAATATTAGCAGTGTGCTTAAGATGCTGCATATAGAACCAAGTACTATAACGCCCGAATTTATGAAGGCTATTCTTAAGCACTCCCCACAGGTTTGTAAAGTTTTCTTCAGCTGTGTTTCCATAGTATGATTCCAATGCCTCACGTTGAGTTCTGTCGCCAATAAACTGTTGATAAGAAGCAAACATTGCTGGGAGATGACCCTTGTTCCACTTCGTGTCAGTCTGATATCTTAGTCGTTTATAGTTAGTAGTGTTCCACTGAGTGATACGATCTACTGTTGCCAATTCAAAGTCTGGGAATTCGTTCTTCAATACCCATGCAGTTGGTAACTGATAGGTATTACCATACAACCATGCCAACCAGATTCGTTCTTCATCATTATGTTCATAACGATCGTGAAGATAGTTCGTGCACCAAACTGCTGGATCGCAGTCGTCATACTTCAGTGACCATGCGTACCAGCGAATGAATGCTTCACGTCTGTTTTGTTCTAAACGATAATCCATTATAGGAATTCTTCTAAGGATGGTTGGTTCATCAGTGCATCTCTAAGCCATGCATCACCGACAGCATCAATTGCTGCCTGTGTCTTTGCTTTCTTTTTGTCACCCCACTTGTAGTTCTCTAAACCTTCTTGTCGAAATTGATCCCTTGCTTTGTAAGGCGGGAGAACCTTGCTTGGATCTCGTATAGCTGCAGTTCTAAAACAAAGCTGCTCAGCCCTACTAGGGAATAGAGGTTGGTCAGAACGGAGCGAGCCTGTCGGGTCAACAGCCCAGAAGATGAGTCCATTACGGTAATGCCATGTGACTGAAGATGGTGTACAAGAAATTTTAAGTCGTTTGGTATTTCGTTCTTCGACTGCGTATTTGATCCATGCGTCCCAGCATTTTGATGCATATCCCTTACCTTCTTTTCCTTCTAGTGTAACGATCTCGTATAGATTGGCATAACCATCACGATTAAATGTAGAGAAAATCAAACAGACAATCTCACCATTGTCTTCATAAACTAATGGAAATGACTTCTCGTAGTTATGAAAACGAGTCCACAATGAATGTGCAGCCGATAAGAACTTTGTGTTCTTACCAGCTGGACTATTTTTGATAAGGTCTTCTACCTTTGTTGAATTAACGAATAACATCTGACTGATAATCTATTGCGTTTGGAATATCTACTCTTTCAATTGTAAGAGCGAGTTCACCATCGAATGTATTGTAATGATTCATAAGAACATTGATTGGAAACCCACCAACTTCTGCTCGCTCAGGCACATCTGCCGTAGAGGTAATTATACTACCACAATGGATATTTGTCAAATATAATGGTCGCTTACCATTGCGATAGAAACGCAACTTACCATCTGCGTAGAGTTCACAAACAGCCATTGATGCATCTGGGAATTCTCTCAATGGATCATCAGAGTGCAAGACTAATTCAGAATCATTCTTAGTTTCAAAAGTGTAGGGATAAATGTTACCCCAGTTCTCAGGAAGTTCTTGTGTGATAACTCCATTGTGAACAATGGACTTCACTTCATTTGCTAGCGGTTGATTATAAGATAAATCGCTAGTGCTGTATCTACAATGACCAATAAGGTAAAGAGTACCGTCTCCATTAACCATCTCCTTCATATTATCAATATGCATATGTATGTCAACAAACTTGTCAGCAGGAATTGCATCTTTGATTGTGACGACTTTATCACTCCAATGTGGTAGGAATGAGATTCCTGTAGCATGCATTCCTCGAATACGAGACTCGAGGAATACTCTACGGATCATTTCAAAATCCTCTTTACGAGGATCTTTAAGAACAGCACCAATGATTGCACACATTATGCAAAGAACTCCTCTAGTGCGTTCTTGGTTGATGGGTGATACTTATCAAGCATCTCTTGACCATTCTTTCTTTCACGCAAGAAGTCATACCACTCTTGTTCATCCCACATTCCTGGAGTGACACCATTCCAAAGATGACGATCTTTATGCTCTGGATGTTCTTTGTTTAGTCTGCGTGACTCAACATACTCATAGCGTGCATCTTCGTATTCTTTCGAACCAAGTTCAAGCATCTTCTCACGGAAGTAACAAACCAAGCTGATGCGCTCTGAACCTTCTGGACAAACAATCGGAGTATTGCCATGCATAACTTCGTGGTTGTTGATCAGAAGCAAGTCACCTGGACGTGGATTAACTGCAACACGATACTCAGGTGCAATTAGATAACCACCAGTATATCTACCATCGTTTGACAATGTCAATAGATTCGAAAGACCTGCATTCAAATCACCTGCGTCGTAATGTGCAGCAGTACGGAATGTATTGTTAACAGTGATAGTAGTGAATGGAGTTTCTGGAACTAGGAATTCTTTATCGATCTTATTTGCAGCTTCCATCTGTGCTGCATATCGAGCAGGAAGCAAGTCCTTGAAACCTTTAGCCAACTGTTGTAGGAATGGATAAGCCATCTTAAACTTATCAAAGTTATTGGCAGTATAAGAAGTGGCACGACCATAAGGAATGCGTGGGTAACGATCGAACCAACCAGCAATGCCAGAAAGAACACCATTAGCATAGGTTGTTGGGCAGACATACTTCTTCTGAACACGCAAAGACTCTGCGTGCATTTCTGCATCAGAAAGTTTACGAGTGGCTTCTACCCAATCCTCAAAAACAAAGTTGTCTCTCTTAACAGCTTGAATACCCCAGACATTGTTTCGTGTAGATGGTTTATCTGCTTTACCTTTAAACTTTTCACGAATAGCATCAATTGGATCTTCACCAATCATAGCCTTTGCTTCTTCGAAGTATTCTAGGATAGCATACTCATATTCGGTGACCCACTCACGATTACCTAATTTATCACCACGTGGACCAGCTGCTTTACCTCTGTTCTGAGTTTCAGTTGCTGCTTCACGCAGACCAGCATACGCTTGATCCTGTTGCTCTTTACTGAAGAAGTTCTTACGAAACTTCAATACGATTCGAGACTCGCTGTAAGGATCTCCACCATCAATAGGTGCAGGCATATAAACATCACAATCTTCTTCGATCAAGAAGTCATAATGAGATTCATCAACAAACTTACCCTCAAGATCAAGACCCTCTGGACCACAGTCAATCTTTTCTTTGGCTACAATTACTTTAACCATATTCTCTCCTAAAACTTAAATCCGCTAAATTTTTCTTCAGTGTTCATTCTCTTACCAAATGTTCCTTTATCGAATACTGGTCCATCGTCTTCCTGACCAGAATCAGATAATCCAACTTGGGCTGATGCTTCTACATCATACAACTTCATCTTAGCTCTATCAATTCCAACAACGAATCGTTTGAAGTAACTAGGATCATTATACCTGTTCTTTAATTGCTTGA